TCACAGCGCATCCCGATCGGGTGCGATCGTGGGGTGGGTGGTGAGGCGTGCGCCGTAGTTGTCGCGGGGGTCGGTCAGCGGGGTCACCTTGGGCTCGGCGACGACGACGATGCCGAGAGTGCCGAGCAGGACCACCACGGCGGTGATGACACCCTGGATCGCACCACCCTGGGTGGGGGTGATGACGCCGCTGTTGGCCAGACCCGCGATGAGGGCGGTGATGCCGCCGAAGATGCGGGCGGCGGCGCGGAGGGGCCGCGGTCGGTCGGTGGCGGTTCGGGTCATGGTTGTTCCTCCAGAGATGGTCAGGGCAGGCGGATGACCTGGCCGGCGAAGATCCGGTCCGGGTCGGCGATGGCGTTGATGCGGGCCAGCTCGCGCCAGGTCGTGCCGTGCTGCTGGGCGATCCCGGACAGGGTGTCGCCTGCCCGGACGGTGTAGAAGCGCCCTGCCGACGAGCCGGTGAGGGTGAGAACCTGGCCGGGGAAGATCCGGTCCGGGTTGGTGATGGCGTTGATGCGGGCCAGCTCGCGCCAGGTCGTGCCGTGCTGCTGGGCGATCCCGGACAGGGTGTCGCCCGCGCGGACGGTGTAGGTCTGAGGCTGGGGCGCGGGGGTGGGCGCCGGCGCGGGAACGGGGGCGGGGGCGCCGTCGAGGGTGAGGTGGTCGAGGGTGAACCCGCCGACGGTGGCGTTGCGGTCGACCTTCCCGGGGATGCCGGGGACGACGCCGCTGCTGCTGTGCTGGTGCAGCGCCAGCCGGGGGTGAGACCAATCGGGCTTGCCCGGTAGGCCGTTGTATCGGGCGATCCAGAGGAACACGTCCTGGTCGGCCCACTCGTCAGGCCGAAGGACGCGGGTCCACCAGTCAAGGTTCGCGTACACCAGGACCTTGCGGACGCCGGTGACCGCGCGCAGGCGTGCGATGAATGCCGCGACGAACTGGTTGGCGTTGTCGCGCAGGTCGGCCTGCTCCATGTCGAGCATCGGCGCCAGAGCACCGGCGCCCAGGAGCCCGCGGGCACGGAGCTGCCCGGCGAAGTGGTCGACCTGGCCGTTGACGGTGATGTCGCGTGCGAAGTGGTAGCCACCGACGCGCAGGCCCGCGCCCTTGGCTCCGTTGGTGTGGCTGACCGAGGCGTTGTCGATGAAGTCGACGCCCTCGGTGAGCTTGACCGAGGCGTAGGTGATGCCGTTGGCGCGCACGGCGCCGAAGTCGGTGACGCGGTTCCAGTGGGACAGGTCGATGCCGTAATCGGTCATGTGGTGTTCGGGTCTCCTGTGGACATACGAAAGAAGCCCGCCACCGGGTGGTGACGGGCTTGTCGGGGTCGGTCAGGTCAGGACTGGACGCCGTAGACGTAGGCGAAGGTGGCGCGCACGTTCCCGGTCCCTGCGCTACGGCGGACTTCCAGGTGCACGCCCCGGGTCTCGTTGAACACCCCGGGGGCGGGCACGCGCCAAGACTTCAGTTCCTGTTGAAACGCAACGGGTTCAATGGCGAATGTCACGCCGCTGGGTTCCTCGCGTAGCCGGACCTCTCCGAGGGTGTCGGGGTTGTCGGTGGTGCAGAGGATGCGGGCGTCGAGGTAGGGGTGCTGGCGGTTGAACCGGGCGGTCTCGACTGCTTCCCAGTCGCCGCTGGTGGTGCCGGGCCAGTCGTAGTAGCGGGCGCGGGTGACGGTGTGCGGGATGTAGGGGCGGGCAAGGCCGGAACCGCTGTCCACGTCGTCGCCGAGGATGATGTTCCCGCTGTAGTCCCAGATGGCTACGTACTGCCGGTACCCCTTGGCGGCGGGGTTGTCGTCCAGGACGCTGATGCGCCACTTTCCGCGGTCGTCGCTGATGGCGGTGACAGGCTGGGGTGTGAGGTCCGGCCGCGCCATCCGCCCGCCCAGGCCGCCGACGAAGAACACGGTCTGGCCGTCCTGGTCGGTGAGCTGGATTCCGCCGAGGTCGCGGATCTGGATTCCGCCGCTGCTGATCACGGCGTTGGACAAGGTGCCACGCGCGAGCTCGTCGACCTGGCGCTCCAGCGCGGTGATCCGGTTGGCAAGGTCGTCCGGGCTGGGGGTCACAGGCAAGGGGCGTGTCCTCTGTCAGGTTGTCGCGGGGACCGGGGCCAGGCCCAGTTCCGCCGTGGTGGGTGTGCTGGCCCGATAGGTGATGGAGGTGATCCGGCGGCGCCGTTGACCCGCGGGGGTGGCGCGATCGGCGCGCGGGGTGAGCACGACGTGATCGCCGACGAGGTAGGACCCGAGCCGGGGGGCGGTATCGGTGCGCACGGTGGCGCTGTCCCGGGTGATGCCGGTGCGCACGACGTCGAGGTAGGCGCGGGCGTGCGCGTCGAGCACGTCGGGTTGCCGTTCGCTGCTGTGGCTGGTGATCACCGTGTCGAGCGCGGGCCATCCGGCCCGGGGCCGCGCGTCGTTGCTCGCGCGGCCGATCAGTCGCCCGCGTTCCACTCCGTCACCGGGGACCAGGACGGTGTCGGCCATGACCGAGCCGTCCTCATCCCAGCCGTAGGCCACGAGCTGGCGGCCGTCATCGAAGTGGAAGTCGACGCCACGCTGCGAGAGCACGGGCGTGCCGACGCGCAGCACCCACTCGATCCGGGACCGGTCGGCGGTGAACCTGGGCATGAAATGCAGGTCCGGCCCGGCCTCGGCTTGGGTGAGCTGGGTCAGCCGCTCCCCGGCGGTGGCCAGCTCGTACCCGTAGTACGAGCGGGTCTCGTCACCGGAGCTGTTGAGGTTGGGCAGGACCAAGGGCAGTTCGCCGTGCGGGCGGTCCAGGGCCGTCCGCACGATGTCCAGCGCGACCCCCGGCAACGAGCGGTAGGTCAGGACCAGGTCGGCACGCGGATCGGTGAACCCCCACGACCCGTACCGCGCAAGCACCCGGTGGTCGAACACCGCCCACAGGCCAGCCGCCGACAGCGTGATCTCACCGGCGGCCGGTGGACGGGTACGGGGTACCAGCGGCCCGGCCCACAAGACCGTGTCCGCGTCCGCAACGGCCATGAAATGTCGCCACGGTGCGGTGACAGCAAGCAGATCGACATCGGCGGGCACCGCATCCAAACTGATCGTGGTGCGTGCCGAGCCACTGGCCGACAGTTGATCGGTGAAGTCCACGGGCGCGTCCAGCTCGGTGACGACCTCACCGGTGCGCAGGTGGCCAAGCAGCAGGTGGGGAGGCAGGTTGACCACCTCCTGCTCTGCTAATGTGCTCCGCGTTCACCACAACAGGGCTGCCGGTCGCCGCAACGACCGACAGCCGATCCCCCGGTGTTCATGCACTGGGTTCCCTCCACCGAGTTGATGAGACGCCTTACCAGCGTCAAAGCACGAGCCCGGCTGTTGCGGCGGCGGACTCAACAGGGCCAGGTCACTGGTCAGGTTGAGGCTGCCCCAAGCAGTCCGGCTTGATCACTCGGATGAAGGACAGCATCACCGTGGACGTTGCGTTCTGGCTCGTGGCGATTTCAGCCGGGGTCGGTTGTTTGACGAAGCTCGTCATGTTCTGGCTGGCCATCAGGGGCGTTCCGCCCAAGGAGCGTCCGGCGATCCTGCGGGCGCTGGTTCCGCTGTTCCGCCCCGAACGTCGATCGAGTTTGCCGTCGTGGCCTGGTCGTCGCGCGGTTCCGCCCAGCGATGAGCAGCCCTAGACAGCGCCGACCGGGTCGCGTGTCACCCGTAGGTGCGTGTTGTACGGGGTGTTGCTCCAGGTGCCGTCGCCGAAGATGCGGGTGGCGGTGAGGTAGATGGCGTGGGTGCCGGTGAGGATGCCGGTGCTGCGCATCTGGGTCTGGGTCCAGCCGCCTTGGTTGAAGGGGCCGACACCGACGGCGAAGATCGGGCCGTCGGCGGCGTCGAGGCGGAGGAACAGGTCGGCGCGGCATCCGACGGTGGCGAGTTCGGCCGAGCCTTGGCCGGTGATGCGGTAGGGCCAGCCGGGGTCGGGGACGACCAGGGAGTTGATGTCGGCATTGTCGCGGATGCCGGTGCGGGTGACCCAGTTCGTGCCTTCGCCTGCCCACTGTGGTTGTGCTCCGCGCCAGCGTTCGCCGTCCCAGGTTTCCAGGCCGGTGGGTCGGTAGCGGGTGTGTCCGGGGTAGGCACCGGGGTCGGTGAGTGCGTCGCCGGGCAGCAGGACGCCGACGCCACCGCGGGTTCCGGCGGCGCGGCGCAGGTCGGTGCGCATGGCGGTGCTGAGCTGGCGGGTGGCAGGGGGAAGGGCGAAGGTCGCGAGCGGGATCGCGCCGGGTGGGAGCGCGGGTGCGGCGGGTTCGGGGGCGGCCTTGCCGGTGATGGGCTCGATGACGAACCCGGTGCGCGGGTCGCCGAGCCGGGAGTCGTAGACGCGGGCGACGATGAGGTCTATCCGGGGGTTGGAGGGGTCGGCAGTGTCGAGCTCGACGCGGCCGGTTTCGTCCAGGGTGCAGATGTAGGGGCCTTGGCCTGGGCGTTCGATGACGCATTGGCCGACGCTGATGGTCACGCCCAGGCCGTCGGCGGTGCGCAGGACGGGGCGGAGGTCGGCGATGACGGTGCCGTCGGTGCGGGTGGGCAGCACGCCGGAGGACCAGCCCATGAGGCGGCCGGGTGCGGGTCCGAGGATGGCGCCGAGGGCGTAGCGGGCTTCTCGTTCGCTGACGCGCAGGTTGACCGCCCAGGGGTCGAGTCCGTCGAGCGTGACCGGCACGGGGCTCCTTTCGGGTCGGTCACCACCAGGCCGAGCGCCAGGTGATGGTGAGGGTGGCGGTCGGGTTGGGGTTGTCGGTGTGGGACAGGACGTAGAGGCCGGTCGCGGCGGGTGGGATGGTCAGCGCGTCCCAGTCGGTCACCACGGCCCGGGTGCGGGCGGGCACGTTGTCGAGCAGGACGAGGCGTTCGCGGGTGTCGATGATCAGCCGTTGTTCGGCGGTGACGGGATCGAGGTAGGTCAGGGTCGACCCGCCTCGGCGGGTGATGGTGATGGGCGGGGTGAGCGGCCCGGCCAGGGCGAACACGGGCGCCGTGTCCGCGGTGCCGGTGTTGGTGGCGTTGGCGCGCCCGGTGAACGCCTGTGGCCCGAAGTCCAGTCCGCCGGTGAAGGTAAGGCCGCCGCCGGTGACGAAGTCCAGGCCCGTGGTCGAGGAGGCCGGGAGCCGGGTCGTGGTGGTCTGCTCGGTGGCGGCGTACTTGCGTGGGTCGGCCGCGACAAGCTGCAGGGAGAAGTCAAGCCAGAGCCCGCCGGGGCGGACGGTGACCAGGGTCGCGTCGTCCTGGACGACTCCGGCGACCAGGTCGCCGGTTTCCTCGGTGCACCGCAGCTCGTAGCGGCCCTCGGGGTCGGAGCACAGCGCGGCCAGGCGGTGTTCGGCGTCGCGTCGCGCTTCCCAGGTCGGCGCATAGACCCAGCCGTCGAGCCGGATGGTCCGTGCCTCGCGGTAGACGGTGCCCGGCCAGGACCCGTGCGCCCCGGTGCGCGGCGCGGCTTGCGAGTCGCGCACGCCCGGGGATGAGGACCAGCCGGTCACCTTGTCGATCACCCAGTCGCGGCCGAGCTGGTCGGGTGGTCCGTTGAACTCGCGGCCGTCGACCGTCCAGCGGACGCGTAGTGGAAGTCCCGAAGGCGGCATCGACTCACACCTCCCCCGGTGCCCGCGCTCACAGGGCCTAGGGGCCGCCGCCGGTGCGCAGCGCGTAGCCGAGCTGGCGGTTGGCCGCGGTGGCGATCGACCACGGAGACTGTTCGGGCTGGGTGTTGATCGTCTGGTTCACCGTGAGCCCCGCGCCGGAACCTGTTGCGCCGTAGTCGAAATCGGCCCTTGCGGGGTCGAATGTCGCGGCCGAGGCGAGCCGGTCGGCGGCACGCACGGCCAGCGGGGTTGCGTCGGCGATGCCGTTGGCGAACCCGAGCGCGGTGTTGCCGCCGATCTGGTGCATGAGCCGGGACGGGCTGGCGATGCCCAGGAACGACAGCACGCCCCCGACCGCGTCCTTCACGATCTTCAGGAGGAAGTTGCCGACCGCCGACGCGGCTTGGCGCAGCCCGTTCAGCAACCCCTGGATCATGTCGCGTCCTGTTTGGAGCAACAGATTTCCCAGGTTTCCCAACGCATCGAGCAGCCGACCCGGCAGGCCGCGCAGCCACGACAGCAGGTCGCCGACGGCGTTCACGGCGCCGTCGCGCACGCCACGGAACCAGCCCGCGACACGACCCGGGAGCTGACCCAGCCAGCCCACGGCGGCCAGGACGTCACGGACCCGCGCCGACACCCAGTCCGACACCGAGCGCCAGATGTTCGACACGAAGTCCCAGATCGCCTGGAAAGTGTTGGTGGTCCAGGACTTCACGGTGTCCCAGTTGGTGATCAACAGGACGACGAAGGTCGTGATCGCCAACGCGATCGCCGTGAACGGGTTGGACAGGAACGCGAGCTTCATCAGGTTGAACGCGAGCGTGACGGCCCGCACCGTTGTGACCACAAAGGACAGTGCGCTCACTAGTGGACCGGCCACGGCCGCGAGGGTGCCCAGCCCGATGACCAGCGGCCCCAGCCAGCCCGCGTTCTGGGCCAGGAACGACGAGAGCTGGGCGAGCAGCGGGCCTGCGAGCTGGAGGCCGAACACCAAGGCGCCCCCGAGCTGGGCCGCGAAGGTCGACAGGGCGGGCAGGAGGTTGATCAGCACCGGGGCCAGTTGGGTCAGCGCCTCACCCAGGACGCCCGAGACGGCCTCGCCCGCGGTCGCGGCGAACTCGGCGAACTTGCTCAGCACCTCGGTGCCCTGGGCGCTCTTGAGGAACGCGGAGAGCTGCCCGGTGGCGTCGACCAGGAACGCCAGGAACCCGCCGCCGGAGTCGTCGAGCGCGCCGAAGACGGTCTTGACGATCGACCCCAGATTGCGGAGCAACTGCCACATCTGTGACAGCGCCGAGAGCCCTTCGCCGATCCAGGTCTTGAGCTGGCCGCTTTCGCGCGCGTTGGCGATGAACTCGGCGAAGCGCCGCGCGGCGTCGCTGATCTTGCTCGCCAGGTCGGGCAGGAACCCGGAACCGACTGCGGCGATGTCGCGGAACGCCTGGGCGACCGAGGTCCCGGCCGGGGACAGCGCGGCCAGGGCGGCGCGGACGTTGTCGAGGATGGTCCCGGTGTCGGCCAGCGACTGCGAGGACGTCAGGAAGTCGGCGAAGGACCGCGCGCCGGTGTTGAGTTCGGAGGCGACCCCGCCGAGCCCGGACCGCAGGACCGGCAGGTAGGAGCCACCGAGCTGGGCGACGACCTGGCCCATGCCGGTGAACAACCGCTGCTGGACATCCAGCCGCAGCGCCCCGAAGGCAGGTTGCAGGTCCTTGACGGCCTGGGCGGTCTCCCGCGCCGACGGCGCGAGGGTGGCCAGGGCCTGGGCGAACTTCTCCGGGTCGTCCAGGTTCGACAGCGCGTCGCCCAGCCCCTGGAAGCCCAGGACTAGGGTCCCGATCGCGATCCCGGCGGCGACTCCGGCGGCGGGGAGCAGCAGCAGGGCGCCGGAGGCTTGGACCGCCGCGCTGGTGATCCCGACGAGGGACTGTGCGGTCGCGGCGGCGTTGCCGATGGCCAGGGTGGTCCCGGCCAGCCGGGTGAAGACCTGGCCGAGTGCGCGGACCTGGTCGAGCGCCTTCTTGTCGACCTCCACCGACAGGTGGACCGTGTCCCCGCCGAGCCGTGCGACCAGCGCACGCCACCGGGCCTGGACGGTCGCCTCGTCCAGCTCGGCCGCGACGGTGACGCCAGCCGCGCGTTCGGCGGTGGCCGCGATCTTCCGCGCGTCGGCGACGAGATCGCCGCCGTCGAGCTCGGCCGCGACGCGGACCACGTTGGTCCGCTCGATGCGCTCCAGGAAGCGCCGAAACGGCGCGCCGAACGCGTCGGTACCGGGCAGGACCCGGACCTTGAGACGACCGATCTCCCGGCCACCGGGGTCCGCCAAAGGGGGCGCACCCCCTCGACTACCTGATCATGCTGTGCCGTTCTGCTGTCGGGCGGCGATCTCGGCCACGGTCACCACCCGCGCCGCCTGCCTGCGCGGCAAGCTCGGGCGGGGCAGCGGTTTGGGTGGGGTGGGGCGGCGGCGTGCGTGGGCGGCGATGGTGGTCCAGGTGCCGAGCTGCACGGCGTCGGCCACAGTCGCGAGCAGGTGCGCGGCGGTGGTCCACGCCCGGTGTTGGGGGCCACCGCGGAGCGCGGCGACGGTGGCGGAGTCCTCGGGAAGGTGCTCGATCAGCCACAGCACCCGACGCGCGGTCAGGGTGCCGTGCCACAAGTCGGCGAGGTCGACCCCGTAGTAGCGCCGCAGGTCGGCGTACAGGGTGGCCCCGCCGACCTTGTCGGCTAGCTGGTCGAGCCCGAGGCTTCCGGGAGCTGGCACACCTCCTGGTACTTGCGGAACAACCCGGTCAGCGTCAGCAGATCGCCGCCGATCTCCGAGAGCAGCGCGCGGCCGGTCGGCTTGGACTCGGCGACCAGGAGCACCACGTCGGCGAGCGCGGCGACCAGCTCGTCCTCGTCGTCCCCGGCCTCGGCGACGGCGGCGATCCGCTCGCCCAGCGACTTGAGGGCGTCGCGGTCCTTCTTCGACAGGCGCAGCGCGTTGCGCAGGCACACGGCCTTGCCGCCTGCCAGGCCCACGGTCAGGTCCTGAATGCTGCGGTGGGTCTCGGCGCGGATCTGGTCGAGCCCGATCACAGTGGACACGAACGAATCTCCTTACATGACAGGGAAAGAGGTGATCAGGCGGGCTTGCCGAGACCGGCGGCGTACCACTCCATGACGTTGGAGCCGGTGACCTGGAGGACTTGGGCGCGCACGGGGAACGCCAGGAAGTTCTCCACGTCGACGGAGATGTCGTCATCGGAGCCGACCGACACCCGGGGCACGTACAGCCCGGCCTCGGCCGAGCCGTCGATCATGCGCACGAACAGCGCGCGCTCCACCGGGGGCGCCGAGCCCTGGACGCCGAACACACCGGGGGTGTCCACGTCGCCCGCGCCGAAGAACAGTTCCATGGTGTTGTTATCGAGCTGGTGCAGTTGGAAGGTGATGGCCCAGGTGGCGGGGTCGCGTCGCTCGCGCAGTGCCGGGTTCTCCCAGGTGCCTTTCACCTCGGAGTCGCCGTTGTCGCGGGTGATCGTGAGTCCGTCATCACGGGAGGTGTGCCCGACCACCGACCAGGGATCGACCGGGTTGCGTGGATCGGGCGGGGCTGCCTGGCCGGGGGCCGCGAGGTAGACGCGACCGGTGCCGGGGATCAGGACAGCGGAGTCGTTGAGCGCCAAGAACAGGTCTCCACAGGGACGTGGCGACCCACGTGCGCCTTCCCCGCAAGTCGCCTTGCGAATTGGGGGAAAGCGCGCCGCTGGTTAGGCGCGAGGGGGACGGACGCCCAGGGCGTAGGTCCCGGTGTAACGATGGATCTCCGCAGGCTGGCCGGTGAGGCGCAGCGCGCGTGGGTAGGACACGGTCCGGAACGAGGCCAGGTGCCCGAACGGGGTCACGGTCTGCTCGAACCAGGCGGTGTAGAGCGCGGCCCGAACGGCCTCGGCCAGGTCGGCGGCGGCCCGTTTGGAGCCGCGCGTGTAACAGTCGACCTCGACCACGGGGACACCGAGTTGCGCCGCGTGGAGCTCGTCGCCGCCGACGACGTCGATGAACACGTAGGGCGCGCGACGCAGTGGCTCGGACAGCTCCGATTCGACTGTGACCGACGTCGGTAGCGCGGCCCGCAGCAGGAACAGGACCAGGCCGTCGACGTAGGGCAGCAGGCGGGCCATGCTCGTCGCCCCCTTGCTAGAGGTCGGCGGCGTCGCGCAGGACGCGTAGCCCGCGGATCGGTGTCCCATCGGGGGCGTGGTGGCCGTACTCGATGGACAGTGCGGCGTCGTCTACCAGGGACACGGTGGTGTCGGTGCGGCCTCGGGTGGTCTCGATGGCGGCGGTGCCGGTGTCGCGGTGTGCGGCGAGGGTGGCGCGGGCGCGTTGAGCGACCTGGTCGGCGGCGTCGCGGACGGCGGCGCGGACCTCGGGCAGGTGGGCGACGATGTCGGCGGCTCGGCGGTGGACCTCAGCCACGGTTCACCCCCCGGGCGCGGATGACGATGGTGGTGTGGCGGGTGGCGGGGCTGTCGCCGCGGTGCTCGGGTTCGCCGATCACGTCCCACGTGCGGTCGTCCCACTCGACCCGATCCCAGGGACCGGCGGGTGCGTCGCGGGCGATGACGCGGGCGAGGGTGACGATGGCTTGGCCGTTGACGACCAGTTCGGCCGAGCTGATCGGCTGTACGCGGGCGGTGACCGTGATCCCGGTCGGGCCGGGTCGCCAGGCGTGGTTGCCGTCGTCGTCGGCTGCCCAGACCGAGGGGTGGATGACGACCTGGTCGGGGCCGTGGTCGAGCAGGCTCACCAGCGGCCCGCCTCCCAGGGCCTGGGCCAGGTGGGCAGGGTGATCGCGGGGGTGATGGTGAAAGGGCCGCCGTCGGGGTTGACGCCGAGGTCGCGCCAGTCGGTGTCGGGGATGGTCAGGTATCCGGCGGCGGCGCGGGCATCGACGGTGTAGGAGTAGTCCCCGGCGGTTTCGCTGGTGTAGCCGCCGGGGTTGCGCAGGACGCGGGCGACGGCGTCGGCCTCGATCATGACGACCACGTCGCGGTGGATACGGCCGGTGGTGACTCGGGCGTCCAGGTCGGGCAGGTGGGCACGGATCTTGGTCTCGGCGTCGCCGAGCAGCACGGCCGCCAGCTCTCGTTCGGGATCGGTGAGCGGGCGGCCGAGCCGGGCGCGGACGTCGTCGGGGTTGGCGTAGGTCACTGCCCGCGGTCCCGGGTGCGCTTGGCGCGGGTGGTCGCTCGCCGGGCCGGTGTCGCGGGTGCGGAGTCGGCGGGCACGCGGTATCCGGCGGCGATGAGGCGGGCGGCGACGTCGTCGCGGACGTGGACGCGGGTGCCCACGGTGTTGATCAGCTCCATGGGTCAACGCCTCTGGTGGTCGGTGTGCAGGGATTCGAGCTCGGCGACGAACGCCGCCAGCTCGACGCGGGGGTCCAGCTCGACGGCACGGCGGCGGGCCACCGCCGAGAGCGGCCCCCAGGTGTCGGACTCGAGCACGGACCGGATGGTGCGGACCCAGGTGTCGGTGTCGTCGCGGTCGATGAACGTCCCGGCGTAGGACAGGGATTCGAGCAGGCCGGGGGTGGGGTGGGCGATGGTGGGGATGCCGGAGTGCGCGGCCTCGACGGCGACCATGCCGAACGACTCGTAGATCGAGGGCATGAGCAGCACCCGGGTCCTGGACCACACGTCGCCGGGCATGTCCGGGGTCTGCGGCTGGATCTCCAGGTTCGGCACGCTCCAGTCGATGACCTGTGCGCCGTGTCCGCCGACGACGCCGAGGAAGTCCACGTCGGGCATCCGGCGGGCCAGTTCGTAGAAGTGCAGGCCGCCCTTGTCGCGGTTGAGGTTGACCAGGGTGACCCGGTCACCGGGGGTGGCTGCGTGCTGCTCGTCCCACACCGGGGGGTGCACGACGACCGAGCGCAGGCCCCGGTGCCGGGTCGCGTAGTAGCGGCGGATCCACCAGGTGTTGAACACGACCAGGTCGGGCCGCTTGTGCAGCCACAGGGTGGTGTGGTGCATGTTGTTGTGCACCACGTGCACGACCGGTACCCCCAGGTCGCGGCCGAGCTTGGAGGCGTGCGGGGTCTCCTGGTGGTGGGTGAGCAGCACGTCCGGGTCCAGGGAGGCGACCAGGCGGGGCACGGTGCGCTCACCCGCGCCCGCCCGGTGCACCCGGACGCCGTCCACTGTGTACTCGTCGTCGCCCTCGGGTTGGGAGGTGACCACGACGTGCGCGTCGTGCCCGGCGTCGACCAGGGCACGGAGCAAGGCGTGCAGCATGGTTTCCGACCCGGCCCGGTGTGCCGGGAGGTAGAAGTGGATGAGCGCGACCACGCGCACGGTGTCGGCTCCCCTCAGCTTCCGGCGACCTCGTAGGCGGCGAAGGAATCGACGTTGCCCAGGACCCACCCGAAGGTGGCTTCCACGAGCAGGCCGACCAGGTTGTGCTGCCACAGCGACACGAGCTGGCCGTCGATCATGACCGTGGCCTCGGTGCTGACCCGGATGCTCATCTCGTCGGCGAACCCGTAGCGGATCTGGTTCCAGTCGCCGCCGAACGCGCGGACACCGGTGTCGACGCTGGCACCGATACGGCCCGACACGGAGCGGGCGTATCCGGCGGGCAGGCCCAGGATGACGTCCATGCCGTCGGCGAGGTTGGTCGTGGTCTGGAGCAGCGGGCGGCCGAGTCGGTCGGTCGCGCCGATCAGCCGGGGCTTGAGCCGCAGATCCGCGGCGAACCCGGTGAAGTCGTCGGTCGTGTCGTCGTTGACGACCAGCTCGTACCCGGCGACCAGGTCCCCGGCGATGCCGCCCTCTTCCTGCGGTGTGGAGCCGAGGACGACGCGGTTGCTGGTCTGGTTGATGTACTGCTTGCCTTCGACCAGCGCGCCGGTCAGCGGGGAGCGGCCGTGCATGGTCAGCAGGTCCGCGCCCCGGGCGATGGCGAAGGCGAGGTCGTCGGTGATCTGGGTGTAGGTGCCGCCCACGTTCTTGCGGGCGAACTCCTCGCTGACCACGACGATGGTCGCGAGCTTGACCGGCTTGAAGACCTTCACGGCGTATCCGGTGTTGGACACCGGCTTGGCCTCTCCCTCGCCGACCACGCCGACCTCGGGGCGCTGGGTGGTGGTGGGGACGGAGTTCTCTCCCAGGTCGACCGGGACGGTTCCGGCCAGGCGCATGACGACACTGCGCTGCTGGGCACGTTCAAAGATCGGGGCCGTGACCTCACGCGGCAGAAGCTGCTCGGGGAGGTTGGCCAGGGTGACGGGCGGTATCGGGGATCACTCCAAAGGGGTCAGTTGAGGCGGTCCTGCACGAACGCCGCGAACGCTTCGGCGGGGGTGCTGGCGGTGGTGGCGCTGTCGAGGCCCGCGCCCTGGGTGGGGTCGGGGCGCTTGCGGTCGGGGTCCGGGAGACCGAGCAGTTCGCGCAGCCGCGTGGCGTCGGCCGCCAGTTCCTCGTCGGTGTCGCCGACCAGGCGCGCGGCGAAGTCGGCGACGTAGTCCGCGGGGACCCCGGTGGCGATGGCCGCGCGCAGGCGGGCGGCGTCGCGTTGGGCCGCGCCGAGCTGGGTGTTGAGTCGCTCGACCTCGGCGGCCTGGTCCGGATCGGCCGTGGTGGTGTCGCGGGCGGTCAGGGCCTGCTGGGCGGCGTTGCGCTCGCGCCGATAGCGGCCCGCCTCGGTGCGGGCGCGGCGGATCTCGTTCTGTGCCCACTCGGGCAGCTCGTCGAGCGACCCGGCCGCCGACGTGGTGCCGTTGTCGGTGTCGCCGGTCGGCGCCGGTTCGGTCGGCTCAGCGGGGTTGGTGGGTTCGGTGATGGTCACGGCTGGCCCTCCTGGGGCATGGGTGCACCAGCCGGGACCACCTGGGCCTGGCCAGCGCGGGACAAGGGGTGAACCGTCTAGGTCGCGGTGGGATCGGGTGAGCGGGTGAGGGCGCGGCGGAACGCGTTCAGCGCGTCGCGACCGGACTTGCCCTCGGTGGAGTCGCGCCAGAGTCGTTGTGCGGCAAGGAAGGTGGCGCGCCCTTCCCAGTCGTCGGGGTTGTGCACCGGCACGACCAGGCAGTCGCACCGGTCGTGCCAGCGGGTCATGTCGGCGGACCGGTAGACCGGACCGCGGGAGGCGAGCAGCCAGCAGAACGCGCAGGTCTCGCGGCCGGTGGGCACCCTGGCCCACCGGACCCGGTCGGTCTGGGCGGCGGTGACGAGGACGTCGCGCCCGGCCTGCATGACGTGGCGGGTCACCACGGCGGCGGTGTCGCTGATCGCGGCCCGTGAGCTGGCGCGATCACGCAGACGGGTGCGGGCGGTGCGGGCAACGGCCCGGTCGAGCGCGGCCCGCTGATAGGAAGGCGGGTCCAGCGGCGGCGCGGGTCGGTCCAGGGCCGGACGCTGCTCGATGTAGAACCGTGCCGCGAGCTCGGCGGTGGCGTTGCGGCCCTGGAGGACGACCGGGAACAACACGTCCAGCAGCAGCCGCCACCCGGACGGGGTGACCGGTCGGCCCGCCAGCCCGCGCAGGGTGGACACGGTGGCGGCCACGACCGGCGCGGCCACCCGGTCCTGGGCCTGTCGGTAGGCGGTCAGGTTCAGCGGCGCTCACCGCCCGGGACCGCGGGCACCTGCGGATCGGTGAGGCGCCCGGCGCCGACCGTGTCGAGCAGCCGTACCAGCGGGTCGTCCCCGGACGCGGCGGCGAGTTGGCGGCGTCGTTCGGCGCTGTAGCCCAGTTCCTCCCAGGCCACCGACACAGGCAGGATTCCGGCGGCGACCAGCTTGGCCACCGCGTCCGCCTTGGCCGCGTAGGTGGGGGTGGCGGGGTCGCGCCAGATGGATTCAAGCCGCGCGGCCCGGCTGGGCACGGTGCCGTCGGTGATGAGCATCCCCAGCCGCATCGCCTGTTCCCATGCCGCCCCGAACGCGCGGGCCCGGCGCTCGGCGCGCTTGACCAATCGCGTCTCGGCGCTGCGAATGGCGTCGGCGCTGGCCGGGTTGTCGGTGGACAGGCCCAGGAAGTGCGGCGGCATCCCCGACAGCGCGGCGACGATGCGCGCGTAGGCGTTGATGACCTCGGTGAAGTTGCGCAAGTCGGCCGAGCTGAACTGTCCGACCTTGGCGTCTTCGTTGCCCAGGGCCAGAATCCGCCCGATGTACGCCTCCCAGGCGGGGATCGGCTCGCCCGCCTCGTTGACGAAGTCGGCGCGGGTAGCGCCCAGGACGTAGCGCTGAGGCACCGCCAACAGCTCTTGCGCGCCTTGCAGGTTGGTCAGCGTCCGGCACGCGGCGTCGGTCAGGCCGATCACGTCGGCCATCTCCGAGCGGCCGTGCCGGTCGGAGATCCGCGATCGGTTGATGATCGGCACGACCGGCACGACGCCGAGCTTGTGGGCGATGGTGTCGGTGACCTTCCACCCGGACCGGCCACGCTCGTAGAACACCGTGCGGTCGGGCAGGTACAAGGTCGCGGCCAGCTCGCCGCCGTACCGGGAGGTGTAGAGCCGCAGCGCCGAGCGCACGGCGCGGGTACGGGGGTCGACGTCGGTGATCATCGAGCGGGCCGACTCGGGGGTGATGACCGGCGTGTCCGAGCCGTCGTCCCCCGGGCCGACGGTGATGTAGGCGCGGCCGGTGATCAGCGCTTCCAGATGGGCCAGGCCGGACTCGTCATCGAGGTTGTTCGCCTGCCACCACGACCACAGCCGTTCGTCGGTCTCGGCCGCGCCCGCCAGCCGGAACCCTTCGAGGTCCAGTCGCTCCTCCAGGCTGTCGACAACGAGGCGGGGCCAGTTGACGATCACCTGCAAGCGGCGCATCTCCGGCGGCAGACCCAGACCGAGCGCGGCGAGTCGTTGAACGCCGTCGTAGTAGGCGTCCGACCGCCGTAGCCATGAGGAGTGCGTGGACAGCCGTTGGCGGAGGTGGTGCAGAACGGCGAGATCGGTGTCGGGCACGGGGCGCCACCTCCGTCCTGTGGTTCAGCGCAGGACGACCACGCGGCGGTCTCGGTTGCGGTGGCGGCGTTGGTACTTCTCCGATGCCAGCACCCAGCGGCGGACCATGCGGGCGCCGACGAGGCAGACGGCCGCGTCGATCTTGTGTGGACTGTCGCGGCTGGGTTTGGCGATGCTGACCCCGTAGCGGTTGGGGGCGGCGCGCGCGTTGAGGACGTGTCGGCGCAGGCGCAGGTCCCCGCCGAGGGGCAGCTCGTGCGCGCGGATGTCGGCGCGGGTGCGTTCGGCGGCGTTGGTGAACTCCGCGACCCGGCCCCGCATGTCCCAGGCGACGGCGTGGCGGTGTCGACCGGTGGTGGACTCGATCACCAGCCGGTCGCGGAACTCCAGTGCCCACGTGTCGATGTAGTTCTCGAACTCGCGCACGTCGGCGGCGAAACCGAGCACGTCGAACCGCTCGAACGCCCGGCGCACGGCGAGGTCGGCCGCGGCCTTGTCCACTCGCCACGTCTTGCCCGCGGCTCCGGGCGGGCGCTCTTGCAGGTGCAGCAGCTCGGGGCGGCCGTCGTCCATCGCGACGGCCAACAACGCGGTCGCGTCGTCCCCGGCCGAGCCGTCGAAGAACAGCACCGCCTCGTCACCGTCCGACAGCGGCGGCAGGTCGGGCACGGTGCCGCCGTCGTATTGCAGCGCGGTGACCCACGCGGTCGCCGACGCGGTGCGTTGATTGAAGAAGTACCGGCGGGCGTCATCGGGGTCCTTGGTCAAGTCCCAGAACTCGTTGTGGACGATCCCGGGCAAGTCCATCCACGCCGCCGCAGGCCCGTATGCCTCGGCCAGCGCGGTGACCACGGCGTCGAGGTCGGTCAGGTCGACCCCGGCGGGGGCCTGGCGGTGATCCCACAGCAGCCGGGCCGCGCGGGTTCGGCCCTCGCGGATGGCCTGGGCCTGGCGGTCGACCGCCTCCAGGACGGAGTCCTCCCCAGGCTGGTACATCGTGGACGTCAGCAGCGCCCACGGCTCTGCCCGGCGCCGCTTGCGCAGGTTGCGGTCCACCGTCTTGAACATCCGACGCAGCTCCGGCGTCACGTACAGGTGCGGTTCGTCGTAGATCGCCAGCGACTCCTTGCCGCCGTCCTTGGACGACGAGCTGGCGGTGGACGGGACGATCTCCCCACCCTCGGGGAGCAGGACGCGGGTCAGGCCGACCGCGTCACGGGGGAGGTCCTCCCCCAGCGGTCCCTGTTCGAGGTTGAAGTGGATGACGTCGTAGGTGTTGCCGGTCTGGGTCTCCTCGGTGGCCAGGCACCGGATGTAGGGGTAGACCAGCGGGCGGCCCATCGGCTCGCCAGGGGCGTAGTGGTAGACGAAGTCCCGCCACCGGTAGACCTCGCCGCCGGTGGCCCACCCGGCGAAGCGGCTCGGCCCGCGCGCCTCGAACAGGCCGACGAAACCGGCCAGCTCGGACTTGGAGCGGCCTTTGGGACGCACCAACGCAGCCCGGGAGTAGAGCCGACGCCCGTCCGCGTCGAGCGCGTAGGCGTCGACCAGGAACCCGGCGAACTCGTCGTCCAGCTCGACCGGGTCGCCTTGCACGTCGCCGGGGCCGTGCACGCACCAGTGCTCGATCCACGCCGTGGCAAGCCATCCCAGTGAGCGGGTCCGGTCGTGGCCGTGGGCGTGGACCAGCTCACGAGGCACCGTCGACCAACCTCTTGCGCCGCTCGTCCAGCCGCGTCACATCGGCCGGGGCCTGGGTGAGCACCTGGTCCCCGTCGTCGGGGGTGCTGTAGCGGATGCGCAGCTTGAGCCGGTCCTCGTGGGTCAGGCCCAGCTTGGCCGACCGCAACCGCAGCTCGGCCGCCACCGACGGCGAATCACGCCAGAACGCCTCGACCAGTACCGCGGTCTCGATGGCGAACCGCCAGTCGGTGTCAGTCCACAGGCGACAATGGGGCATACGGCGCACCGCCTCCCACCACGCCCTCGTCTCCCGGTGCCAACGCTGACGTCCCCCCTTGGCGGGAAGCTCGGGCGACGGACCGTCATACGGGGTGGCCTCGACGGTCGACCAGTCGTAGGTCTTGGCGTTGCGGTTGCGCGGGTTCGCCGACGGCGGGCGTCCGGCCAGCGGCACGGCTCACCCCCGGACGCAGGCTCGACTAGAACATACGTTCGACGGCGGGTTAGGGTGCGGGCATGTTCGACGACCGACCGCCCGATACGACTGTCCGCTATCGACGCACCAACGCCGGGTATCGGGTCGCGGTGCTTCCCGCGACGTGCAAGGTGGGCACCCACTCGCTGAGCAAGGTCGGTTACACGGCGCACGCGAGTGACGCCGAGGGGGTGGTGCGGATCTCGTGTCGTGCGTGCAACGACGCGGTGGACGTCGATCACTTCTGGGTCTTGACCTTGCGGGGTGCGCCGCCGAGATCGGCCGAATTGGACGATGGGCCGTACCGCGACGTGGTGCCGGTGATGATCGACCCCAGAGGACGGGGCCTCCCCCCGACCGGCGGTCCCGTGTGATCGGTCAGTCGCGATACAGCGCGTCCGGGTGGGTCTCGACGTAGGCCGTGCCGGGCAGTTGCGGGAGTTCCGGTTTCACCAGCGGGGGCCGTGACCACGACGGTTCCCAGGTGGCGCGGGCCTCGTCCTGGGGGACCTCGACGCGGCGACCGGCGGCGAGGTCATCGAGAACCCGCAGGATCAGCCGCACCCCGAGCGGGGCCAGGTGGTCGCGCCACAGGGTGGTGGCGGTGCTGCCCGGTGGGACCAGGACGTGTTCCTGGGCGGCCAGCGGCCCGGCGTCGGTGTGCTCGGTGAGGTGGTAGACGCTGCCGCCGGTGACCTTGTCGCGGTCACGGATGGTCCAGCGGATCGCGTCGCGGCCACGGTGCAGGGGAAGCAGACTGGGGTGGTAGCCGATCGCGGCGACGCGGGCGCGGGCGCGGGTGGCGCGGCCGATGAACGCGTGGGAGTGGGCCGCGAGGATGACGTCGGTGTCGGCGGGAACGCGGTGGGCGCGCAGTCGGCCGGCGTCGACCCAGGGCACGCGGCGGGGGTAGGCCCACGCACGTAGCCGGTCCCAGTTCAGGGGGTCGCCGTCGTCGGCGTGGTTGCGGCGGGTGGCGGGGGTGGCGATTCCGACGAGGGCATGACCGCGGTTGGTGATCGCCTCGGCGACGGCGACGGCGAACCCGCCCTTGCCGGACAAGTACAGGCGCATCCGGCACCCCCTCAGCCGTAGTAGCGGAACCCCTGCACGGCGCGGAAGTGGCCGCCGTAGCCGGTGCGCGGCAGCGACTTCGCGCGGTCGGGCCAGTCGCGTTCGCTCTGGCCGGTCTTGTGCCCGGTCAACCGGGCGGTGATCTGCCGCCAACGGTCGTCGCGGCGCAGCGCGGCGGCCAGGTTGGGGTGGCTGGTATGGAACAGGGTCGTCATCCGTCGGCCCGGGAGGGTGCCGCTGCCGGTGCGTTGCAGCTCGGCGACGTGGTTGAGGAACCGCACGCCGACGCCCGCGCCCTGCCACTCGGGCATGACGACCAGGCGGCTCGCGCGGGCCTCCACCGACACAATCCGGTCGGTGTGGGGACCGGTGGTCAGGGACTTGGTGGTGATGCCGACGTGGGCGATCGGTTCGCCGTCGACAAACCCGACGTAGGCGCGGGCGGCGACCATCTTGGGCAGGTCTAGATAGTGATGTGCCCGGAAGCGCGGCCAAAGCGACCAACCGCCGAGCTGGACGTCCACGTCGATCCGGGGTCGCCGGAATTGAACCGACCCCCTGGTGAACGTGGCGGTGCCGGTGTCGTAGACCCAGTCCGGTTCCAGCCAGTCGAGCACGTCGTGGTGGCAGGTCAGCAGGACCGCCTGCCCGGTGCCGCGTCGCCACGACTTCGCGAAGGCCGCGGCCCCGACGCGCGCGATCTGGCGGTCGACCACGGAGCTGAACTCATCGATCACCACGCGCTCGGGACGCTCGGCGAGCACCCGGGCGAGGTCGGCGCGGAAGCGTTGGCCGGTCGAGAGCACCCGGTACGGGCGCAGCCACACCGGTACGTCCCCGAGTCCGGCCGCGCTCAACGCGGCGGTGGCCGCCTCGAAGTCGCCGCCGGGTGCGATGGCGTCGATGATCGGCGCGTCGTCAGGCCAGTCGTCGCCGGTGTAGAACGCCGACCCGTCCCACAAGGCCCGGCCGATGCTGGACTTGCCGGACCCGGACGGGCCGACCACGACCCCGATCCGCCAGCCGTCGTCCTCGATGGGCAGCTCGGCGTCGAGCTCGAAGCGGGTGGCCTGCTCGTCGGTGGCGTTGAACAGGCCCCGGACCTTCGCGGCACGGAACGACTCGGCCACCGGAACCTGGTGGCGCACGCTGATGCGCATCAGACGCTCACCACCCGACACCGCAGGCCCAGCGCGCGCAGCTCGGCGTAGACCTGCTCCTGGTGGCGCGCGTCGCGGCAGGTGACCACGACCCCGTGGCGTTCGCGGTAGACGTGGGTGTCGGGTTTGGTCAGCACGTCGGCCGACCCGGGGACCTGGCGCTCAGGCACGAGGGGGCACCTCCAAGCGGGGTGGGTAGGGGCGGGCGCGGTCGCGGAGCTGCCGACGCATGGCCCGGTCGAGCGGGTAGAGGTACCGGTGCTTGAGCGTGGGCGTCTTGATCGACCGAACGTGCGGGTCGATGGTCCGGCGCACGAACGCCTCCGCCGTCTCGCCGGGGCCGCGGGCAACCGCGAGGTGGCGCAGGGTCCGCCCGTGGATCTCCCGGCCGTGGACGATGTAGGACAGCGTGTCCGGCGGTGTGGTCCCGGTGTAGAGCCAGTTCCCGGCCTGGTAGATGCCGCCGTGATGGCCCTGGGTGGTGTCGGCGAAGGACACGACCAGCCGCAGGCCCGGTGAGCTGGCGCGCAGTTGGCGCAGGGTGGCGGCGATCATCTGGGTGACCGGGGCGGCGTGGTCGGTGAGCGCGACGCGCACCAACTCGGCAACCTGCAGCTGCTCCAGGCCGTAGGGCCGGCCCAGGTGGTTGGAGGCGCCACGGCCGTAGACGATGGAGCCGACGAACACGCCGTGCTCCCACACGCCGAAGCAGGCGAGCTTGCCCCGCGGTGTCTTGGCGCTGTAGTGCCAGCGGGTGACCGCGTGGTCGGCGGCGGCTCGTGTGCACGGCGCGACCAGCAGCGCGACCGTCGGGTCAGCGTGCGGCGGCCCTGGCGTGCCGTCGCTGGGTGATGGGTGAGAGCTGGTCGAGCCGGGGCAGGGTCGCGGCGGGCTGGGGGGTGAAGTCGATATCGCCGACCACCCCCTTCCGGCGATGCGGCGCGCGTGCTGGCGGCAGGGCTGTGGACATGCGTTCTCCCAGGTGAGCGCGGGTGAGAGACGAGTTGGGCGCCGCGTGCGGCGGTCGGGGAGTTTCGTACGGACTGCGAGTCGCTATGACCAACCGGTGCCCGGCGGTGGCGGGGGAGGGGGGATCGCCCCCTGGGTCCGGCGTGAGGGGTGAGGCCGCCCCGGGCCGATCTGTCGACGGTTCAGGGTTGACGGTCGGGTCGATCTGTCGGCCGGGGCAGCTCACCGGGATGGGGTTCCCGTGGCCGGACGCGAGCGGGGTGTCGTGCAGCAGCTGCTGCCCGTCCGCCTTCGCTGGAACTCTTGGCGCGGTGGCACGGGCCGCACACGCCTTGCAGGTTGGACAGCGCGTGGTCGTCTCCCGCGATGACGTGGTCGACCTCGGTCGACGGCCACACCCCGCACAACCGGCACACCGGGTCACGAGTCAGCACCAACGCGCGGCGCCGTGGCCAGTCCGGGGGAAGACGTGCGCGGCGGTCGCTGCCCGACCAGGCACCCACGCCCCACCCCCGGCCCTGCCGGAACGGGAGGTGCGGGAACGGGAGAACCCCGGGGCCGTGGCGTCAGGCTCCCGGGGTTCTCGACCGTGTCAGGGTGTCGTGCGGTGGGTACACGACACCACTGTTGATCACTTTACGTTCGCCGCAGGTCAGGCGCAACCTTCTAATTGTCTTTGGCGGTTATCCGAAGGACGTGCTTGCGGGCGGTGTTCTCCGCGATACCCAGCTCACGGGCGGTCTGGGCGATGTTGACTTGCTCGCCGCGGGCGTGCGCCGCGCGCACCAACCGGGCTACGGCGTTGGCGATGTCCGCGTTCACCGGTCGGCCGCCGTGGCCGGTGTTGGCGCGGGCCTCGCGTTCCTTCCTGCACTGGTCGACGGTGGCGCGGTACCAGTGCGGGGACCCGCACACCATCTCGTCCGGGGGCGGGATCAGGGGGCCGTCGTTGCGCGGGGCGCTGCGGGTGCGCTCGGTGTATTGGTAGCGAGCCCAGGTTGCGGGAAGGACCTTGGCGGCGTTGGCGGCCTCGTCCTGGTTCAGCAGGTCCCGGTCGTCTTCTCCGAGCGGAAGCGGGGGAACGGGGCGTCCGGCGGCGTAGGCGGCGGCCTGGTCGGCGTCCCAGAGTTGGGGGTGTCCGCGTCGGGGGCGGCCGGAGTTGAGCGGGGCGGGGTGATCGGGCTGCGCCCAGGGGCGGACCTTCTGCGCTGTGGCCTCCGACAGGCCATGAAGGGCGGCAATGCCGCGTCGGTCGACGGCGGCGCGTCCGGCGGGGATCACGGTCGGTCGGCTCCTTCGTGCGCTGGTCGGCTACCTCATTGTGGCCGCCGCCCCGACCCCGGTCGGGGGTCGGGGCGGCGTTGCCGTCAGGTCAGTCGGTGACCACAAGTGTCAGTCCACGAATGTCGCTCAACGGGACCCCGGCGCTGCGGAGCTGTTGGGCGATCTGGGTACCGACGGACATGTAGTTCAGCTCGGCGATGTAGTCGTCAACCCAGGCGGCCAGGCGCTCGCCGAACGGGGCGGGCTTGCCGTCGACGGTGAGGCCGGTCACCACGCAGGGGCCGTGCACGGTGGGGATGTCGGCGCCGTCGTCGAACGCGCGCCGGACTCGCGCCGTGTCCCTGTCGCTGGCGGCGTAGGCGCCGATGACCACGTCTCGTGCCAGCTTCGTGATCGTGTGCATCGCGGGGACGTTCAACCTCACGCTCGCATCGTCCACACCGCGCCAGATGCCGACCCCGGGCAGCAGGTCCAGCGGGGCCACCGTCGTCTGTCCGACCGCGTTCCTGATCCGGTCCATGGCGTTGTCCTCGGTCAACGCCATTCGCGTGATGAGCCCGTGGGGACCGCCGATGACCACAGCGGCGAACCGGCCGGACAGGTCGCTGCCCTCCGGGCGGCCCGTCGACCAGGTCGCGGTGTCCGGTGACGGGTCGACCGGCTGGCCGAACAGGTCGCTGATCCGCTCCAGCAGGCGGGCCAGCTCGGGGGGAAGGGTGTCGTTCACAGGTGTTCCTTTCGTTCTCGCAACGGGTTGCGGGCAGCACGCGCCGTGCGCCCCCAGGGCGCGCCCCGGCTCTGTCGAGCCGGGGCGCGGGTCTGTTATTCGCTCCGGATGGTTATCGAGGCGATCGAGCGGACGGGAATCTCGTTGTCTCGCAGGAAACCAGCGAACTGGTGGCCGGCGCGTAGTTGGTCCATCACCTCTTGGATGGGCTCGAACCAGTCCCAGAACACCGCAGGCAAAGGAGCCAGAACGCGTTCGTCCAGGCCCATTCCGGTGATCACGCAGGGGCCGTGTAGCGCGGGCACGCCGGGTCCAGCGAATCGGTCCACGGCCGCCAGTCGGGACTCCTCGGTGTCCGGGTAGAGGCCGACGGCGATATCCGACAGCATCCGTCCCAGCACGTAGTTCGCAGTCGGGGAGCGGTCGAAGTGATCCGCGCTGTCTTTGCCGACCCAGAACCCGATGGTGTCGTTGACCTGTAGGCAGGTCGCGGCCGGGTCGGCGACCATGGTCAGCATGTGCAAGAACAGCGTGCCGGGCTCCATGACGACCGATGAGCAGATGTCACCGTCGATCACGATCGCGTCGTAGGTGTCGGGGGGCAGCGGGACCCGCATCGGCGGGAGCGGTAGGGCCAGATCGAACGTCCGGTCGCGCGTGGACATCGTTTGCCTTTCTCTGCAACGGGTTTCCGTCCGGTAGTGGGGTTCCGTCCCATCTCCCGAACATCACTAACTCTATCGGCAATGAATGGAGGCTGGAAGGTGATCCACGACGCGAGCGGGGTGTCCCGACCTGAGTCGGGACACCCCGGTCACCTAGCCGATCACCTTGGCGCCCTTGGTCTTGACCTTGGTCTGGCCCGTGTCGGCCAGTCGGCCGTCGCGGACACCGGCGGCGTTTCCGGCGGCGTTCTTCTTGTCAGCGGGCAGGAGCTTGGTCTGCGGGAACTTTCGGGCGAACTCGGCCTTGACCCGGTCCTCGTCCCTGACCAGGATCATCGCCTTGGGGTCCTCCTTCATCTCCTCCACGATGTCCTGGCGGGTGTCGCTGATCTTCTGGGCCACGCCCTTGCCGTAACCCTCCAGGTAGGACCGGAAGTAGGTCCTGCGCTCGATGTTCTTGTTGGCGGCCGTGTCGATCCTGGGGCCGATCTCGGTCATGTGCTTCTTGGTGGCCTTGGCGCCGGAGTTCTCCGCCTGCAACAGGATCGAGGGCAGGAGCATCTTCAGACTCTCGATGGTCGAGGCGGCGCCGACCACGGTCACCAGCCGGTCCTCGCCGTTCATCTTGTTGTTGATGTGCACGGCCTTGCAGCCGGTCGCCTCGGCGACGGCCCAGTACAGCGCGGACCGCGCCTTGCCGTGCCACCCCTGGCCGCTCACGGTGAAGTCGACCGTCGAGATCGGCTCCGGCCTGGCGCCCTTGTCGTCGCGGGCCGCCGCGGCGTCCAGGTTGTACCGGGCCATCAGCTCGGCGGCCTTCGCGGCGAGCTCCTGCGCCTCGGCGGGGAACTCGGTGCTCTCGGCCTTGGCCAGGAGGCCGGCCACCTTCTGCTTGATCTTGGCCTTCTGCTCCCGTGTCGTCTCGGTGGCAGGCTTGTCGTTGGTGGTCATTGGAGATCCTTTCGTTTCAGCGCAACGGTTCTGCGTCAGGTCCGGGGTTCCATCCCGTCCCTCTGACATCACTAACTCTATCGGTAATGCAAGGAATGGTTCTACTGAAAGTGATCCACGACGCCACTCCAGGGTGGGGCGGGAGTGCGCACACTCCCGCCCCGGTCCACTCAGTCCTCCGAGGCCAGGTCTGTCAGTCGGTTGACCACCTCGTTCGCCCTCCACCTGTCGGTGAAGTAGGCGGGCATGGCGAACCATCCGGCTTGGACGCTGAACTCCGGGTACAGCTCCTGAAACTGCTGTCTGGCGATACCTGCCCGCTCCTCGATGGCAGGACAAGGCCGCATGTCGACCGCCACGAGGACGCATTCGCCGCAGTAGCACAGGTCGTCGCTGAACAGGGCGTCCACAATGGGCACCGAGACGTCGACTGGCGGGGATGTCGGGGGCTGCTCGGACCCCACGTGCCAGCGGTACACCGCCAGCACGTTCACCTCCTTGAAGTGGCCGATCCTGACCGGTTTGGGGAAGTCCATGATGTCTCTTTCTTGGTGGCGCAACGGTTTTCCTTCGTGTGGGGTGGGGTTCCATCCCGTCCCCCTTGCATCACTAACTCTATCGGTAATACATGGAGTGGTTCTACTGAAGGTGATCCACGACGCCACCTGGCGGCAGAAAGGGCCGCTCGCCTACACTGAGCGTGTCCTTTCTTTCGGTCTTCGTGGCCGAGCGCAACGGGACATCGCGGGGCCGGTGGTTCCAACCGCCTTCGGGTGGTCACCGGCCCCGCACCCCTCACACCGGGGCCGCCGGGGCGTGTCTGCGCCGCCAGGACGCGAGCGCGTCCGTCCGCGCGAACACGGGCCGGGCCCTGCTGCCGTGGTTGGCCCACTGGTCCTCGTGGCGCCAGCGACGCAGGGTTCCGGTCGGGGTGGCCAGCCACACCGACAGGGACGCGAAGTCCGATACCGGTGTGCCCAGCTCGCCCCCGAGTTCGTCCCAGCGTTCACGCGGCCAGCTCGTGCGGCAGCGACGGCACCGGATCCGTTCCACCGACAGCCGGGCCCTCAGCGGCGCTCCGCAGGTGACTGTGCGTCCGGTGTCCTGGTCGACAACCAGGGTCGGACACGCTCCGACGGGGATGGTGCGTTCCTGGAGGCCGAGCGCGGTACGGAGCTGGTGCGCCAGCTCGTCCACCTCCTGGCCCAGGTCGCCGATCCAGTACTGGCGGGTCATCCAGTCCATCCACCGGACCAACAGCGCGACCTCGCCCGACACCGTGGCCGGTCCGGTGCGCGGGTCCTGGCCGGTGTCGGCGCGGACGTTGTCCGCCCAGCTCGACAGCACCGCCAGCACGGAGTGCGGGTCCCCGTCCTCGACGGCGTGGGTGCGCTGGTCGGTCAGCACGATCACGCTGTCGCGGGCGGGCGATCGGGAGCCATGACCGGGTGCGCCGCGCGCCGCAGACCCACCGCGGCCCGGGACCACGGCGTCGTCGACGAGCGCGTAGTGCTCGACCAGCTCGGTCAGCGTGGCGCGCAACCGGTCGGCGCACAGGTCGCAGGTGCGGTACCCGTGCTGGGCGGGGAACGGCTCCCCGCTCGGCGCCACGCAGCCGAGCAGACAAGGGGTCGACGCGTAGATGTCCAGTTCGTCGGTATCGGTCACCGGATCACCTCCCGTGGGTGTTCGGGTCGGGCCTGGGCGGTGGCCAGTCGGGACCGGTGCACGCGCGTGGCCTGGTCCCGGCGGTCGCGGATGCCGACGGTCAGGCACATCACGTCGGCGGGTACCTCGCACCCTGGTTCGGGGCACGGGACCCGCAGCGCGGTGTGCTCTTCGGGCAGTCGGGTCCAGCCGGTCTCGGCGTAGACCGCGGCCATGCCTCGCCGCGCGGCGGCGGCGCTGCGGGCCTGGTCGGCGGCGGGGTCGCGGGCCAGTCGTCGGCGCTGCGTCTCGGTTCGCTGGCGCGCGTCGCGGATGCGTCGGATGATCTGCGCCGGGGTGACGCTGTCCGGGCTGGTCTTGGAGTGGGCCAGGAGCGCGGCCTGACACTCCGCGCCGCTGTACTCGGCGAGTTGGTGCTGCCACCAGGTCAGCTCGGTGTCGCTGGGTGTTCGGGAGCGGAACGTCGCCATCATGGCCAGGAGGCCGGTGACCTCGGTGCGGGACATGAGCGGTGCGGCCTGGTTGGGCGCGGCGGCCTGGCTCATGCCACCGCCCCCATCGACAGCAGTGCGGCCAGCGCGGTGTCGTCGTCGGCGGTGCGCAGGATGCGGCCCAGGTCGGTGTCGTCCTGATCCTCGTGCGCGACGCGACGGGCTAGCTCCAGCGTGGCGACCAGAGGGTTGCCCGCGGCCCCGGCGGGGGTGGCGACCCGCATCGCCTCGCCGACCAACTCGGGCAGGAGACCGGCTCCGACGCGCCGCTGAGACCAGCGACGCAGGCCCGCGCCGACTCGGTCGGGAGCGATGCCCTCGGCCAACAGCGCGGCGGCTTCTGCCGCCAGCCGGTCGGTCACCCGACGCGGTTGGACCGGGACGTGGTCGGTGACCAGGCGGGCGGCCAGTTCCCGATCCGATCGTTTCGCGCGCGTGCGCCCAGAAGAAGAACGCAAGGTGACAGGGGAGGACTTCCCCTTCCCCCTACCCCCTTCCCCCAGAGGGCGCGCGGCACCCTTCCCCGCAGGGTCGGCCGATGGGTCGCCGACAGAGGCGGCCGCGTCGTCGGTGAGCTGGTCGCCGTCCTCCCCAGTGGCGCGGGCCGGACGGCGACGCGCGGGCTTGATCTCGATCGGCGGCACAGCGTCGCCGCGCTCGAGCGACGCGGCGATGATCGGCGGCGCGGCCCCGCAGACCTCCACCGGCAGACGGCGCAGCTCGGCTGCCAACGCCGCGCGCAGGATCGGCGACTCGATCGCATACGCCTGCCGGAGCGCGGCGGCGAGCACCTGCGGCTGCTTGGCGATGCCGTCGTTGCGGATCAGAGTCCGGATCAACACCTCTTCGGTGTCGTAGTCGACCAGGATCATGCGCGCGGCGGCCAGCTCGGCCAACGCCGCCCGGACCTCGACCACGTCGCGGTCGGGGTGGGCGCGCGCCCACCGCTTGGCCGCCAGGTCCAGCAACCCGGCATAGCTCAGCTTCTTCTGTGACAGAAGGTGGATGTAGACCAACTTCGCCAACGTGGACAGGGAAAGGAAGTCCTCGTCGTCCCAGATGGTGCAGTAGATGCGGGCGTGATCACGCGCCACGTGCGTTGCTCCTTGGAAAGTCTGTGGTGTGCGCCCGAAGGCCCAGGCGCGAACGGATGCGAAAAGCGGTGTAGGTCGACATCCGGGCGCGCCTGGCGATCTCGGTATCGGGCAGTCCTCGGGCGTGCAGCCACGCCACGACCAGCCCGCGGGCAGTCGTGGTCAGTTCCTCCGCGACCAGCTCGCCGTTGACACAGCGGCGAGCCGACTCAGCGTCGGTGTGACTGCGGGCCGGTATCACGTCCTGTCGGGGCCGTCCGGCCCCACATCGCCCAGCCGCGCGAACGGCAACAGCGGGTCCTCCCCGGGGATGCTCACGCGGTAGACCGGTTGCGGCTTGCCGCCGTTGCCTCCGGCCGTGTCGGTCGAACGGACCCAGCGGCCCGTGTGGACCAAGACCCCGGCGGCACTCATCCGCTGTACCGTCGCTCCGATCACCTGCGGTCGGATCCACGTCGGCAACAACGCGCGCCATCGGTTGGCGGTGGTCTCCCGCCACGGATCGCCCAACGCGTCGCACACGATCACCGTCGTGACCGCCTCGACATGGTCGGTGTTGCGCGGATCGAGTACCAGCAACGCCGCCACCGACGCGACCGGGTCACCCCCCGCCGGGGGGAGCGAGATCACGCGCCGCGCGATCTCGCCCACCAGCTCCCGAACGTCGAGCTCCCGGGATGCCGTAGTGGCCTTCACCGGTCGAGCAGCAGGAACCGGCGCACCTCGGTGATGTCGGACACTTCCGACACGATGTGCGGATACCGCTCCTTGAGCAGCTTCTGTGACACCGCGACCCGCAGCGTTTTCTTCCACGACACCACCGGAACGTTCCCGATCGTGCCGATCTCACCGTCCCCCAGGACGGCCTTGATCACCCGTTGCAGGTGCCGCTGCCGCGCGGCGAGCTTGTCCAGTCGCGGCGCGAGTCGTTCGAGTTGAGCGAACTCGTCCGCGATCCTGTCGAGCGGGACCAGCGACAGCGCGGAATCTGCGCCACTCGGGTCCGGTTCGGGCGTAGCCAAAGCTGTTGTGGACATGACGAAGCCGCCTCCCAGCGGCGCGACAAGACCTCAGAAGACATGCGAAAACCAGAGGTGCCAACGCGCCGAGTAGAACCGTCCACTCGGCACCGCGGATAACATCGCCAGCCAGCGCGACAACAGAGCCGCGCACACGCCGACGAACACGCGCGCTAATCGCCAGGACACAGCAAACCTCCCCCAGAGGCGAAACCCACCGACCGGAGGGTTGACAACCCATCCCGGCGGGCCTCTCCACAGTGGATCACCACAGGCCGCTCTGTCAAGAAGTTACGAACACAGAGAGAATCGGGGTAGTCCTACAGATACTTTGTGTGACCACACTGGCGTAGAGGGGACCGTCAAGCAGACCGCGCGAGGTCGTCCTACCGTGTTCGCTGTCGGCGTGAGCGCCCTCTACTCTGTGCGCCAGCGGTACGGAGTACGCGAGTGGTCTAAACCGGCAGATACCGGCAGGATCGGCCAGATCCGCCACGGGGGACACGAGGGGGACACACCTTGGCTGACGCCAAAGGCCAGGACGGCCTGAGCCATGTTGATGTGCTCATCGAGAAGTACCGCCACGGCCGCAGCATCGCGAAGATCGAGCGCGACGCGGGCCTCAAGGCGGGCGCACTGAGCGCCCACCTCAAGCCCAGCGCGCGCGGCAAGAGCACGAGCGTCGAGATCATCGACCGCTTCAAGAACGCTTTGGGGGCACCACTACTGGAGGTGTCCCAAGCCTTCTTCGCTGACGCCGGTGTCCAGCTCATCCCCGGATCGCCGCTCACTCCGCAGGCTGCGCTGCTCCTGCTGGCCTACTCCCGGCTCGGGGACGATCGACAGCGGATCGCTCTACGCCTAGTCGAAGCCCTCGCCGCCGACCAGGCCGACACGGAACGGCCGATCCCGGCCGACTCGATCGCTCCAGAGATCAGCGTCACGCCCAACACGTAGACCCAACGCCGTCCTTGGTGATCAAAGCTGAGATGGTGTGCCAGCGAGGCGGGAAACCGCTACGCTCGCCGCTCTCTCGCGGACAACGACGCCCGCGGAGCCCGCAAGGCGATACACCCGAAGCACAGCGCAACCTGGGGGGTTGTGCGCAAGGGAGACAGGCGTGTTGACAGACCTGATCAAGATCCGCGACGACCTCGGCTGTTCCGCCCACCTGGAGGAAGACCCCAACGGCGGGTACATCCTTCTCGCTGGACCCAAGGCCCCAGTCGGCGCCATCTACCAAGCCATCAACGACCTGCACCACCAGCGCGTGGAAGACGTCTGTGATGCCGACGACGAGCTCGACGACGGCGAGCGGCACGACCGGTGCGAGCGGCTCCGCAGCGCTGCCCAGGGCGGAGGCATTCCTACTCCCCGCAGTCGGGATGTCACCAACGGGCGTGAACAATGGTGA